ATAAATTCAAGCTGGTACTATGGAAAGAAAGATAGGGATTGTATTTTTGAGTTTGAAAAGGGTTTCCTATATTGGGATGACGTAACTCAGGTTTTAAAATTTAATAATCAAAGAATAGACATAAAATTCAAATCCCCGCTAATAAATTCAATAGAATCCTTTCTGTCTAAAGATTTTAACTTTAAAAAACAAGAAAAAATGACAAAACAAATCTCTCAAATTCTAGAACACGAGAGTCCATTTTAATCATTAGCCACCCAATCTGCAGCTTTTAAAAACTGTTTGGTTGATTTTTCTATTGTATGATTTTTTAAAATATAATCTCTAGGAGTATATTTAGAATAATTTTCTATCATTTCATTTAAGGGCTTGTCAATAGCGTCGGGGCGATGATCATAAAAGTCATTTTGGTTTACTTTTATTCCGCAAGTTTCATCGAAGTATTCCAAAGACGTACAAAAATCTACATGGTGTCGATAATTAGAATCAAAAATAATCATTGGTACATTACAACTTAAAATTTCCATTGCAGCCATGTTTTGAGTTTCATCTAAAGATGAATGTATACAAAAATTAGATCTATTAGAAATATTTTTTAATTCTTTTTGGGTATATTTTCCATATTGTAATATTTCATATTTTATTTTATATTTATCCAAACTTTCCTTTAGCCACGATAATTCAATAGGTCCACTTTTATGGTAAATAAAACAATCTAAATCTTTTTTTATATTTTCTGGTTTGAAAAAATCTGTATCTATACCCGCAGCCCATAAGTAAAAATCAACATCAAAAATTTTTGCATCTCCAAGCTGTTTTAAATATAATGTTTTAACCCAATTGCTATGAATTAAACATTTTTTTATTTTTTGAAATATAGGCAAACGATCAGACGCATTACCAACCCCCATGGGTCCGATCACAGAAGTTTTTAAAATTTCTTCGGATTGTTTATATAGAATATTTAACGAATTTATATTTAAAGGAATATTTACTTCTCCAATTTTTCCACTTGCCTTCTCTTCGTCAAAAGTTATTCCATAATTTGCACCATGATCATTTAGGCCTTTAATTAAATTAGTTACTGCTGATCTAGGGCCTCTAAGATTTGTTTTTTCTTTCTCAGAATCTAAATCTTTAACTAATTGACTTTTTGTAATAATTAAATTTATTTTCATGTTAAATATTTAAAAATTTATAGTGGTCTTCGTGAGTAATTCTATGAAAACTAAATTGATCTTCTAAATATGACTTTATTTTTTCTTCTTTATAGTCTTCTTCATAAAAAGATACATAGCAATGAGTGTGAAATCTATCTTCTGGAATAAATTTAATACTAGAATATTTACATATATAACCCATGCATACATCAGCATACCTAGGAAATTTTTCCATAATTTTATTATAATTATTTTTAATATATTCCCCCATCTTTTTAAAAGATTTACAGTTAAACAAAATACCCCCACCTCCGCAATAATCTAATGTATCTCCAGCAGAGTGTGCGCCGTGATTCATAGCTCTAGCATTGTCATAGTATCCTATTTTCCAATTAAAAATATCTCTACCATAAAAAGTTAATTCGTTTTCTGTAATGTTTTTTTTACAAAAATTTAAAATATTTTTAATAAAAAAATAATTGTCGTCGTCTCCCAAAAGATAATATTTACAATCAAGATTCATTTCATATAAATTTAAAATTCCTTTTATCATCTTTTCTTTGTTTGAAGATAGAAAATTATTTTTGGTTAGATTTAAATATCTGTAATCTTTATTTTCGCAATCTGTAAAAAAGTAAATGTGTTCAATGTCCTTACCCCAAGTATTTAAAATGTTTTTTGAACGTTCTGCGTAATTTTTAGAGCAGGAAGTTATTAAACCAACACAGATTTCATTTAAATTTGACATACCTAATTATATATATTATACTTTACCGTGAATAAAAATGCCAAGATTTTTATAGCTGGACATAATGGAATGGTAGGTTCAGCAATAATGAGAAATTTATCAAGCAATGGATATAAGACTATCTATTTTGCAGATAGGCAACATCTTGATTTATTAAATCAACAGTCGGTAGATAAATGGTTTAAAGAAAATGACGTTGACGTTGTTATAGATGCCGCGGCGAAAGTCGGGGGCATTCATTCAAATAACACCTATAGAGCAGATTTCATTTATGAAAACTTACAAATACAAAACAACTTAATTAATTCATCCCACAAACATGGAGTAAAGAAACTATTATTCTTGGGGAGTTCTTGTATATATCCAAAATTTGCAGATCAGCCAATTAAAGAAGAATACCTCTTAACTTCTCCATTAGAGTATACAAATGAACCATATGCTATAGCAAAAATTGCAGGCATTAAAATGTGCGAAAGCTATTATAAACAACATGGATGTAATTTTATTTCAATAATGCCAACTAATCTATATGGCCCAAATGATAATTTTCACCCCGATAATTCTCACGTGTTACCAGCATTATTAAGAAAATTCCATGAAGCCAAACAGGCTATCTGTTCCGTGGTTAATGTTTGGGGTACAGGAAAAGCAAAAAGAGAATTTTTACACGTAGACGATTTGGCTAAAGCTGCTGTTTTTGTTTTAGAAAATGTTGATGCAGAAGATATTTATAGTAAAAATATTTCACATTTAAACGTTGGTAGTGGTGAAGATATTTCTATTGCAGATTTAGCAAAAACAATATCTAACACAGTCATGTACGAAGGTGAAATTCAATTTGAATTAAATAAGCCGGATGGAACATTAAGAAAATTAATGGACAATTCAAGAATAAAAAGCTTTGGGTGGAAGCCTACGATTTCTTTAGAAGAAGGCTTGAAAAGTACATATAATTGGTATAGAGCTAACGAAGATAATTTAAGGTCATTTTAATGAGTAAAAAAATTCTTGTAACTGGAGTACTTGGTCAAGATGGGGCCAATATGTGCGAATACCTTTTAAAAAACCCAGAGAATAAAGTCTTTGGTATGATTCGCAGAGTATCAAATCCAAACTTTTCAAATTGTGAAAACTTTTTAGATCACCCAAATTTTCAATTAGTATATGGTGATTTAGTAGACGAATACAGTATAGCTAAATTAGTTCAGGATATTCAACCAGATTATTTTATCAACTTTGCCGCCAACTCTTTTGTTGGTTGTAGCTGGGACATGCCCATGCAAGTATTTGACGCTAACGCAGTGGGTGTCATGCGTTGTTTAGAAGCGGTTAGGGCATATCAGCCGAATTGTAGATTTTATAGTGCGGGAAGCAGTGAGGAGTTTGGAGACGTTGATTATGCTCCACAAGACATGAAGCACCCACTCAAACCTCGCAGTCCATATGGAGCCTCTAAGTGCGCTGCTAGGCATCTTGTGAAAGTATACAGGGAATCTTATAATATGTACGCCGTACATGGAACACTTTTTAATCACGAAGGAACAAAGCGTGGGGAAGAATTTGTTACAAGAAAAATTACCAAAGGCGTTGCTAGAATTAAAAAAGAACTAGGTACAGGTATTGACATAGAAGCCCCAACTCCAATTGAATTAGGAAACATTCATTCAAAGCGAGATTGGAGCGACAGTGAAGATTTTGTTGAAGGTGTTTGGTTAATGGTCAACCAAGAAGAACCTAAAGATTACCTTTTGGCAAGCGGCGAAACCCACACAATAAAAGAATTTGTTGAACTAGCATTTAAAGCTGCTAAAATAGATGGCTACTGGGAAGGAGAAGGACTAGACGAAAGGTACGTTTATAAAGGTAGCAGTCATAAACATAGTTTGGTTGTAATAAATGAAAAATTTTATAGACCCGCAGAAGTAGACCTGCTTCTTGGCGATCCCACCGCAGCAAAAGAAAATCTTGGTTGGAAACCAAAAATTACATTTGACAAACTTGTAAAAAGAATGGTAGAATTTGACCTAGATGCCCAGAAAGAAGAATAAGTATCAAATATTTGTTGAAAGGTTTTTAAAAGATCCAAAATCCTTAAAGGTTCCCGGATGGAGAAGAGAGGTTGCTATAGCCAAAAAGCTTTTTGATAAATTTCAAGATGATAATTTTTTTACTTCTTTAAAATTAGATTTTAAATTAAATTCACTAGCTTGGTTTTTAACCAAAGACGGCTTAAAGTTTCTATATAAACAACAAAGCCTTTTTAGGCTTGCTTTACCAGAAAAAAAGAAGTATACTTTAGGGGATAAGGTTCTTGGCCCCAAAGGCAAAACGTCCAGAAAACCAAAAACAATAATAGATTTTATAGATAATAATGAAGAAGAAAACGAAAACTGAAGGAACATCTCCACTAGATCAAATAGGCGCATACCTCAAACAACATAGCGGAGATCATTATAATTTTGAAGAAGAAAGAACCTATACGGTATCTAGCGGTAGTTTGCTTTTAGATATTGAAATGGGTGGCGGAATCAAACCGGGGATTGTGCGAGCTTCAGGAGTAACTGAGGGTGGCAAAACTTCATGCGCTTTATCTTTTGCTAGAAACTTTCAAAAGATGGATAACTCAATGGTCATTTATATCAAATCAGAAGGTAGACTTTCAAAAGATATGATTGAAAGGTCTGGTATAGACACAAGTGAAGAAAAATGGTTTGTGTATAAATCTAACGTTTATGAATCAGTAATTGACTTCATGAGGGAATTAGTGGCTAATAACCCGACAGATACAAGATATATGTTTGTTATTGATTCAATGGATGCGCTTGTACCTAGGGGAGATTTGGAAAAAAGCTCAGACGAAGCATTAAAAGTTGCTGGTGGATCATTACTAAGTTCAGATTTCCTAAGAAAGATGGCTCTAGGTTTAGCAACCAGAGGGCATATATGTTATATGATTTCTCAGGTAAGGAGTTCTGTTCAAATTAATCCTTATGCAAAATCAGACCCAAAAGTTACCAATGCTTCTGGGGGCAATGCAATACTTCACTACAGCGATTGGATTTTAGAGTTTCAGCCTAGATATGTTAAAGATTTAATCACAACTCAAGCCGCCGGTAAAGGCGATATGCTTGGACACTGGTGTAAGATAATCTTTAGAAAAACCTCTAATGAAAAAACAGGACTAGAAGTCAGGTATCCAATTAGATACGGCAGGACAGGAGGCAAAAGCATTTGGGTTGAATATGAAATTGTAGATATGATGCTGGCTTGGGACATGGCTGTAGCCAAGGGAGCTTGGGTTACAATTTCAGATGAGTTGGTAGAAGAAGTTCAAAAAGAATTAAAGGTAGAACTCAAAAAACAACATCAAGGCATGGATAATTTACGAAAATACTTTGAAGAAAATAAAGAAATTGGCAAGTATATCTTTAATAAATTCAGAGAAGCCCTCAAAAAAGCATGAGGTTATACAATGTATATGGAAAGCTCCAAAGTAGAAAGGTTAGCAAATACCTTATAGATTGGGATGATAAATCCAAATCTAAAATACAGTTCAAAACCAAACAGTTTCTTAAATCTTATTGGCAAAACCATATTGTTTATGAAGAATTCCCCGTATATGGCACAAAACTAAAGGTAGACTTCATTAACGCTACCAAAAGAATAGCCATAGAAGTCAATGGCACTCAACATAATAAATTTAATAAATTTTTCCACAATAACTCAAGAGCCAACTATCTTGAATCAATAAAACGAGACGTTAAAAAAAGAGAATGGCTAGAATTAAATAATTTTTTAATAGTAGAAATAGAACAAAATGAAGTAGATAAACTAAGCAAAGAATGGTTTAAAAAAGAGTTTGATATTATTTTATAATTATGGTGTAATAATTGTTATGGATCAGGAGCCATTTAAAATACCTCCTTCCTTATTGGCACAAATAAATGAATGCTCAAACGGGGGATACGTGTTGTTTACATTCAATTCTGCAGGACAACCAGTTGTTCACTCTAACTTTGATACGCCCATGAACGCCATGGCTTTAGAATATTATATAAATCATTATATAAAAACTTTAGAAGTCATGAATTTAGAAACTTCTGTTGAATTTTTCTCTGACGATTTTGAAATTCAAGAAGAGCCCGAAGAACCAGATTGGCCAGATGAGGACGACGAAGAAATAGAATAAAAAGTCTTTACCAAAAAAGTGATTCGTGCTATAAATAAAGCATGACAAACGTATCAATTCAATTAGAAAAACATGTATTGGGGGGTTTACTACGAAACCCTTCTGTATTAGCGGACATAGAACCATTCATTTCAGAAAAAGACTTTTATGTAAAAGCTCATGCAACAATCTACAAAATTTTAAAAAACTCAATTTTAAAAGGAGATAATGTAGATAGCGTAATTGTTTCACAGAAAATTAAAAGCTGTGGAGCAGAGAATTCTTTTAGGGAATGCTTTGGTAATGATATTTCAATATTTGATTATTTAGATAATTTAAGCTACATACAAATCACAAATAACGGTGTTATAAAAGCAGCCCAAGAGCTTGTATATATGAGAGTAAGAAGAGAGGTTTCTCAAAGCGCCGAAGAAATTAAAAAGCTTGCAGCTTCAGGAAATGTAGATAATCTAGGAGATTTTATATCAGAGGCAGATGCAATTTATCACGAAAGAATGCTTTCTTATACAAATGTTGAAGATAAACCTCAAGACCTGTATGAAGACATATTAAAAGATGTTGACGAAGCTGATGTTGTAGAAAATTTTGGATACTTAACTCCGTTTCCAGAATTTAATAGATTGTATGGGGGCTTTAGGCCCGGAAACGTATATTGTTTTGCCGCAAGACCCGGACAAGGTAAAAGTACATTACTTAACCATCTTGCAATGTCAGTAGGTTCTCAGTACGACGTACCAGTTTTAATTATTGACACAGAAATGCAAACCAAAGATATTAGAACCCGTATGTTAACCGCTCTATCTGGTGTTCCAATGCATATCATTGAAACTGGACAATATAAACGAAACAAAGATATGTACGATAAGGTAAGAAAAGCTGCCGAAGAATTAGAAAAAGTTAAAACGAAAGTTAAACATTACCAAGCTGGAAACAGATCTGTTGAGCAAATAATGTCAAAGGTTAGAAGGTGGATTCTATCTGACGTTGGTAGAGGAAATCCAGCTATTGTTTTATACGACTACCTCAAACTTACTGGAGAAAAAGTTGGACAAAATTGGGCAGAGTATCAAGCGATGGGTGAAAAAGTTAGCCTGTTTCACCAATTGTCAATGGAAGCAAACATTCCAGTTTTAACAGCAGTACAAGCAAATAGAACTGGAGAAAGCTTTAACAAAAAGTCTTCTCAAATATCTGACGATAGTTCTTCAATGGCTGTGTCTGACCGAATTCAATGGTTCTGTTCTTTAACTGCGGGAATCAGAAGAAAAACCATTGAAGAGATTGCTGAAGATGAAGGGTTATCACAAGAAGAGGCGGAGAACGCTAACGAGCAAAGAGGTATGAACAACTTAAGGTTTGGCACTCATAAACTGACAGTGTTTAAATCTAGGTTTCAAGGAGAAAATGCTCCGGGGCATCACGACCTACACAGAAGAACTCTGTCAGATGGAAGCTTTAGATATGAAAACAATTATTTAAACTTAGAAATAAATAATTTTAAGGTTGAAGAAAAGGGTTCTTTAGAACACATCATACGCAGACAACAGGGTAGAGCTACGTTAAATGACGAAAACTCAAACGATGGTGATTTAATCTAAATGGATGTAAAACAAACATTATTAGAGTTGGGTTATTCTAACATAAAAGACTCTGGTGATTTCTATAGAACAAAACCAATCTATAGAGATTCCGATAACGAAACATCTCTGTCCGTGAATAAAATCACGGGCAGATTTGTTGACTTTGGAAGAAACATAAAAGGTTCTTTTGAAGAATTAGTAAGACTTTCTTTACGGGTAGACAAGATAGAAGATGCTAAAGAATGGCTCTCTGATAAAACTACCCATTATACAGAAGCTCCAAAATATGAAGTAAAGATTTCAGAACAAAAAATATTTGATGAAAACCTTTTAGATAAAATTGAAAAAGATGAATCCTATTGGGTAAATAGAGGAGTCTCAGTAGAGACCCTAAAAGAATTTAACGGCGGAATTGTGCGCTCTGGAAAAATGAAAGATAGATATGTTTTTCCTATTTTTAATTCTAAAAATAAAATTGTAGGATTTTCCGGTAGAGATTTAATGAATTATAAAAATTCACATAGACCCAAATGGAAACATATTGGTTCTAAATCTACTTGGGTATATCCAGCCTTTTTAAATTCTGACATACTTTTAAAAAATAAAAAAATTATTATTGTTGAAAGCATTGGAGACCTTTTAGCATTGTGGGATGCAGGTATTAAAAATGTTATTGTTTCATTTGGTTTAGATATAAGTTCCCAGTTATTAAACTTCCTCTTGAAAATTGATCCAAATGAAGTTATATTATCTTTCAATAATGATGAAGCCAATAATAGTGCTGGAAACAAAGCAGCAAATAAGGCTTTTAATAAATTAAATAAATATTTTGACTCCAAACAAATAAAAATAATCCTACCAGACAAAAAAGACTTTGGAGAAATGAATCAAGAAGAAATTTTAAAATGGCAAAAAAAGATATAAATTACTTGTCCGCTTCCAGAATGAAAACTTTAGAAGCGTGTAGTTGGCTCTATTGGTGCAAATACGTATTAAAGCTGCCAGACACAACAAATGCTGGAGCACAAAAAGGCAGTATATGCCACTTAGTTTTGGAACTTCTATTAGATCCCAAACACAAAAAACATTTCACAGCCATTACAAAGCTTTCTGACATGGAAGCGTCAGAACCAGTAACCCGACTAGTTATCAAGCACCTTAAGAAACAGGGGATATATGAAGAAGAACACTACGAAGACATAAGGTACATGATACTAGTTGGGTTAAACTATGACTTTTTTGGAAAGGGTGGAAAGCTGGAAAGCCCCGAATATGAATTCAGAATTGAAAACGAAGACCCCAAGTATTGCGTCATGGGGTATATAGATAAAGCTATAAGTTATAAAAAAGATAAAAGAATGCTTATTGCTGACTACAAAAGTGGCAAAAAGAAATTTGAAGGAGAAGATTTAAAATCAAATATTCAAGCAATGGTTTATTCTCTTGCCTCAAAAAAAATATGGCCCGACCTCAAACCAGTTGTAAGGTTCATACATTTAAAATTTGGAGAAAATCCAATTCAAGAACTTCAATATAGCGAAGAAGCACTTAAAGGTTTTGAATATTACTTAGAAGGTATTTACAAACAAATGGAGTCCTTTGACAAGGAAGCCTCCGAATCTAACCTAGCGGCTCACCAACCATTCCCAGACAAAGACGCTGGATTTAAAGGCCCTCTACAATGCGGATTTGCGAAACATCCGGGACAACTTAAAAAAGACGGTTCTCCCATGTGGCATTGTGCTTATAAGTTTGCATATGATTATTATGTTCTTCAAGATAAAAATGGAAAACAAATAGCTTCATCAAAAGATGAAAAAGAACTAAAATCAAAAAAGAAAAGGGGTCAAAAAATAGTAAAGAAACATTACGAAGGTTGCCCCGCACACAATTCTAAAAGCACCGACGATTTTGAATTCTAGTGATATTTCATTCTTTATGCTTGCTCACAAGCTTCCTAAAGCTACAGAGTTCTGCTTGAGAAGTGTGCGTAAATTTTATAACAATAAAATTATTGTCTTTGAAAGCGGATCTAATCAGCTTGAATCTATATGCCACAAATATGACTGTCAATATTTTTACGAGCCAATTAATTATCAAAAGATAACCCCTGAAAGCAAATACGTTTTAATGTCAGATTTAGAAGATTTTAAAATTTTATTAAATCAATTAAATACGGTCTGCGATTTATGTGAAAGCAAATGGTTGGTTTATCTTGAACCCGACATTGTAATCAGAAACCATATTGAAAATGTACCCGAAGAAAATTTTGCGGCTGGAGGCAATATTCACGACTTTAATACATTTGAACCTTTTGAGACTCAAACAATAAACAAGTACAGAAAAGAAAAAAAATTACCATTAAAAGATAAATATGTTTTTAGCGCGCCGATGATATACAATAGAGATATTTTAAAAAAAATACTCAAAACAGACATTGAAGAAAAAATACAATACGCTTTAGACAACTGTCCTAAAAATACTTTCCTTGAATTAAGAGCTTTAGATGCTTTTATGAGTTTTTTATTTTTTATAAATGGGTACGAAATTAAAGACTGGGATCAAGTTGTAGAAATATACCACCCAGAAAACGAACACAGATTAGTTTTTGCACCAATGGTGCATCAGTTTAAACATTTTTATTCTTGACTCGCTTGCATAAAGCGGTTATTGTTAAGTCAACGATATGATAATTCCACTTTTTAAAAGTCACTACTCTTTAGGAAAAAGTATTTTAACATTATCTAATGAAGATAATGGAGATAAAGTGGCTCCAGATTCTATTATTGATATATGTAGAAAAAATAAACTTAACGAATTCTTTTTAGTTGAAGATTCAATGGGTGGATTTCTTGAGGCTTATAAAAACTCAAAAGAAAATAATTTAAAATTAATGTACGGGTTACGTCTTACGGTCTGCGCAGACATGCTAACTAAAGACGAGGAGTCTCTTTCTACAAATTGCAAGTATGTAATTTTTATTAAAAACTCTCAAGGTTATAAAGACCTTATCAAGATTAATGATTTAGCAGCCAAGGAGGGCTTCTATTATGAACCAAGAATAGACTTCAAACATCTTCAAAGTTTATGGACTAAAAATCTTAAACTGTGCGTACCTTTTTATGATTCATTTATTTTTAAAAATATTTTACAAGGGAAAAGTTGCATTCCTGAATTTGAATTTGTAAATGATGTTGCATTTTTTATTGAAGATAACAATCTGCCATTTGATGAATTGATCAAAAAGTCAGTCTTAGAATTTACAAACGACGGAAACGATTATCCATTAGTTGAAAGCCAAAGCGTGTTTTATAAAAACAAAGAAGATTTTAAAGCATACCTAACATTTAGGTGCATTAGCAAGCGAACAACTCTTAACAAACCAAACTTAGAACACATGTGCAGTGATACATTTTGTTTTGAAAACTGGAAAGAAAAAAATGAAAGCTAAATTTGTAGAAAAAGAGTGGGGCCACGAAATCTGGTTAGCTAATAACGAAAAAGAAAATTACTGCGGTAAAATTCTACACATAAACCAAGGACATACTTCTTCCATGCATTTTCACATGGAGAAGCACGAAACTTTTTACGTTACAGACGGAACACTACAAGTTATATTAATAGATACAGAGCAGGGTAAAGAGCGCCACCATATGGTACTAGAAGGATGTACATTTGAAATAGATAGAGGGCAACCGCATCAATTGATTGCATACGATGGAGACGTAGAATTTATTGAAATAAGCACGTTCCACAAAGACTCAGACAGCAAAAGGATTAAACGATAATGGATGACCATTTATTAAGATTTAAAAAAGACACCAATTATGTTCTTATTGATTGCGAGACAGAAAACCTTTGCCTTCACTCAATGAATAACTTGCCTTGGCAGATTGGCATGATAAAAGCCAAAGGAGAAAACAAAATTGACGAACAAGACCTTTGGTTAACTTGGAATAGAGATATTGACGTTAGCAAAGATGCGGCGCGAATCACTCATTTTAATTACGACACCTACAAAGAAAGAGCAAAAGATGCCAAGAAACTATTTCCAATAATGCAGGAGTGGCTTGATAATGCAGACTATATCATTGGACATAATATCCTTGGATTTGACATCTACCTCCTTAAAGATTATTACAATTATATGGGTGCCGATTACAAGCACTTATTGCCAAAAATCATTGATACCAACTGTGTTGCCAAGGGTGTCAAATACGGCTTCAAATTTAGCCCCAGAGAGGACTTTCTTCTCTATCAGTACAAAGTACTGCACACCCACAAAAGAGGCGTTAGAACGAATCTGAAGGCCTTGGGAGAGGAATTTGAGATAGATTTTGACCCAGATAAGCTACATGAGGCTTTATATGACCTTGAATTGAACCTTAAAGTATGGAATAAATTAAAATGCATGATAGAACTGTAAATTTTATAAAAGATTTTAAAAAATTAGATATCCCATTACATGGGGTAAGATTGCCCTCTTTTAAAATTGAAGAGAAGTATAAAAAAGAAGCGGGAGTAAAGACCGACGTTAGCAACATAGACTTTCTCAAAGCTTTAATGAGAACTGGTTTTAATAAAATTAAAAATAATATACCAGCCAAGGATCATCAACTTTACAGAGAAAGGGCTAAGTACGAAATTACAACACTTAGAGAATTAGGGTTTGTTGATTATATTTTACTTGTGTGGGATGTAATTAACTTTTGTAAAAGAAACGATATCCCAATTGGACTTGGACGCGGCTCTGCCGCTGGAAGCCTTACATTGTATTTAATTGGAGCAACCGGAATTGATCCAGTTAAACATGATCTTTATTTTGAGAGGTTTGTATCTAAAATCCGAGCAAAGAAACAGGAGGTTGATGGAATAACATATCTTGACGGTTCATTGATGTGTGATGTTGATATTGATGTCTGTTATTACAACAGAAAGAAAGTCCTAGAATATCTTGAAAGAAAATTCAAAGGTAAGACTTCAAAGATTCTTACATTTAACACTCTTAATACTAAATTATTAATTAAAGAGTGTGGAAAAATTATTAAAGAAAAAAGTGAAACAGAGATGAATGAGGTTACATCATACATCCCAAAAGTTCATGGCATTATTAAAGACATTGAATCAGCGTATGAAGAGTCAGAAAGTTTTAGAAAGTGGAGTGATAAAAACACGAGCATATATAAAACCGCTTTAAAGCTTAGGGGTCTTGCAAAAAACAAAGGCGTTCACCCTTCAGCTATTGCAATTTCTCACGGCAAACTTAATGAAAACTGTCCGACAGAACTAGATTCCCAAAAGAATTCTGTAACTTCTTTTGATATGAATTGGGTATCAATGTCCAATGTAAAACTTGACATTCTTGGACTTAGAAGTGTTTCTGTTGTTGAAGACGCTTGTAAAAGTATTGGTATTTCTATTAATGATATAAATTTAAATGAACCATTTATATATCAACAATTACAAAATTTAAAAACTCCCCACGGTCTTTTTCAAATTGAGGCTGATACAAACTTTAGAGTATGTCAAAGAGTGAGGCCACAAAATTTAGAGCAACTCAGTGCCGTTTTAGCTATTGCTAGACCCGGGGCACTCAGCTTTTTAAATAAATACGCCCTGTATACAAGACATGAGGTATACGAGCCAATCCACTCTTTCTTTGACGACATCTTAAAGCAAACGGGTGGAGTTGCATTGTATCAAGAGCAATTAATGAAGATGGCAAATAAAATTGGATTCACTCTTGATGAAGCGGAAATTTTAAGACGCATTGTTGGCAAAAAGAAGGTGAGCGAAGTTAGAAAATGGAAAAAGAAAATCAAAGACAAAGTAAAAGAAAACAATCTTGACCCAAAGATTGGCGATGTTCTTTGGCAAATTCTTGAGGACTCAGCGAATTACTCATTTAATAAAAGCCACTCTATTGCTTACGCTGCTCTTGCCGCAGCAACTACCTATCTTAAATTTAAACATCCAAAAGAGTTTTTCTTGTCTCTTTTGAAAATGACTAGGTTTGAGCCAGATCCTATTGCTGAAATATCTAAGATTCAAAAAGAGTTGGATTATTTTAAAATTAAATTATTGCCGCCTCACCTCATAAAGTCTTCTTTAGACTTTTCAATTGAAGGTAACAATATCCGATTTGGACTACTTTCAATCAAAGGTATATCTGAAAAATCAATAGACAAGTTAAATAATTTTAGAAATACGTTCTCAAATAAATTTGAGGTATTTGAGTCTGCCAATGAGTCTGGACTTAACGTTGGTATATTGTGCGCCTTGATTCAAGCGGGAGCATTAGAAGAAGACTTTAAGCAATCAAGAACCAAGGTGGTTTACGAAGCTCAGTTGTGGAACCTTTTGACTCCAAGAGAAAAGGTAATGGCACTAAAAGTTGGGAAAGAAAATAATTATGATCTTGTATCTTTAATTAAAAAATTAAATACCACAAAAGACGAAAAAGGTAAAGTCTTTATTAAAGATTCCAGAATGCAAACGATCAGAAGAAAGTGTGAAAAATATAAAGAGATTTATGAGATAAACAGAAAATCTGAAAGTTTTGCTAACTGGTATTATGAAAAAAGTTTGCTGGGATATACTTATGGCAAAACCCTGCAAGACATTTTTAGCTCAAATGTTGATAATCTAATTAATCTAAGACAAGTTTCAGAAACACCAGCGGGAAATTACGTTGCGTTTGTCTCAACTATTGACGGCAAACCAATTTCTGGAGTTTCCAGAAGTGCAAAAAAGACAAAGTATTTCAAAGTAAACTGTTCCGACGAACACGGATCAATGAATGTTTTAATTTTTAATGATAAAATTGATGAATGTAAATTTTCAAACAACGGACTCCCCAAAGAGAACGAGATTGTTTTTGTAAAAGGGAGAAAAATGGATGACGCGGTATTTGCAGACATCATTACAGTCCAAGATAATAAAGTATATACCAAATTATCAGAGCTAAAGAAAGCTTGACAATCACCCAAAAAAAACTTAATATAATACAAGGAAAAAGATATGATACATTTTTATAAACCAAATGCAAAAGTAACCGGAACAGCCTGTTCTTTTTGGTACAACACAAACGAGAAGGCCTTCTTCTCATCAATGATCAAACAGGCATCTTGGGACTCTTCCAAGCGACAGGGTTCATTTGTCAAAAATAAAAAAATTCCAGACAAGAACGTTATTGTAAAATTAAGTGCCGGTGAAGTAGGAGGAATTCTTGATTCCATTGAATCAAACCGAGAGTTTAGCGCGTACCACTCAAGCAAAAACCAAATTACTAAAATCAAATTTGGAGTATATGAAAGAGAAGGAAAACAGGTGGGTTTTTCTTATGCGGTAAATAAAGAAAACAAAGAGGACTCTACTGATAAAACTTCTTTCATCATTGGATTTACTTTTGGAGAAGCTAGGCTGTTGAAACAGTATCTTATGAAAGCTTTAGATTCTTCATTTTCATTCTATACCCCCAAGGAAGATGGAGAAACACAAACCAAAGAAACTGAATCATTTGACAGTTGGTAATGGCGGAAAAAAAGAAAAAATTATTGTTTCAAAGCGATTTCTCTTTGGCCAAAACAGGCTTTGGTAGAAATGCCAGAGCGGTTCTATCTTATTTGTATTCTACAAACAAATACGAAATACTACATTACTGCTGTGGAATACCTCAAAGTAATCCAGCCTTAAAAAGAACTCCTTGGAAATCTGTTGGCACTTTACCATCAGACGAAAGACAAATGGAAGAGCTTTCTAGAGACCCACAGGTAGCTAGAATGGCAGCATACGGAAGCCATCTTCTTGATCAGGTTGTAAAAGAATTTAAGCCTGATGTTTATATTGCCGTCCAAGATATATGGGGAATAGATTTTGCTATACCTAGACCTTGGTTTAACAAAATAGAATCAGCCCTTTGGACAACACTTGATTCACTTCCAATTTTACCGACGGCTATTAATGCTGCTAAAAAAGTTGATAACTTTTGGGTATGGAGTAATTTTGCAGAAAAAGATATGAAAAAACAAGGTCTAGAAAATGTAAAGACCTTACATGGAGCATTAGATGAAAAGTTTTTTTACAAGCTTGACCATAATCAAAGAATGCTTTTAAGAAGCAAGGCTGGCTTAACTCCTAACGATTTTGTTATAGGTTTTGTTTTTAGAAACCAACTTAGAAAATCTGTACCCAATCTACTTGAAGGATTTTCTTTATTAAAAAAACAACAAACAAATAAAAATTTAAAATTATTACTTCACACTAATTTTTCTGAAGGTTGGAATATTCATAAGCTTGCAGACGAATATGGAGTTGATCATTCAGATATATTAACAACTCATAAATGTGACGCTTGTGGAGACTACACAATAAGAGTTTTTAAAGGGCAAGGCGCGCCCTGTTCTAACTGTGGTAAAAAGGACGGGGTTCATACAACTAGTATCAATTTAGGCGTTTCCGAAAAAGAACTTAATGAGGTATATAATGTTATGGATGTATATTGTCACCCATTCACAAGCGGTGGTCAAGAAATTCCAATACAAGAAGCAAAACTTGCAGAGCTAATAACCTTGGTCACAAACTATTCCTGCGGAGAAGAAATGTGCGAAGAAGAAGCTTGCTCACTACCTCTAGAATGGTCTGAATACAGAGAACATAATACAGAATTCAAAAAAGCTTCCACGTGTCCAAAATCAATTCAAAAACAATTATCAAAAGTTTTAGAAATGAGCGATTCAGAGAAGCAAGAGCTTGGCAAAAGGGCTAGAGAATGGACAATTAAAAACTTTTCAAAAAATACAGTTGGAAAATTTTTAGAAGATTTCATAGATTCTTGCGATTATACTAATTATGATTTTAATTTTGAAAACATAAAAAAAGACCCAAATGCAGAAATACCACAAGTAGAGGATAACGCGAAATGGATAACCTGCTTGTATGAAAAAATTCTAAAAAGAGAAAATGTTCTGGATGATGATGAAGGGCATAGATATTGGATGACAGAGCTATCCAAAGGTTCAGACAGAAAAAGTATTGAAAATTATTTTAGGCAAGTTGCGATCAAAGAAAACTCAGAGAGCAGAACGGTAAAAATGCAAGACGTTTTGAGTGAAAATGAAAATAGAATTTTATTTATTGCCCCCAAGAGTGGTAGAGGATCATTAATTTCAACTAGTTTATTAAAGTCTATAAAAGACGATTATAAAGATCATGATGTTTATGTAGCCTGTCAAAACGAAAATCAAGACCTTTTTCACAGTAATGAAAATGTTCATAAAGTTATTCCATTTTCAAACGAGATGGATGATATGAATTGGTTGAAAAATTTAGTTAATGCTACGGACTATTTCAAGGTGGTGTATAGCTCTTCTTTCTTTGACAATAAAAACTTTTACAAAATTTCAAAAGAATAAATTTATCATGCACGAAATTGAATCATACGCTAATAACCTTAGCTTAAAAATTGATAGACCAGAGATATATGAAAAGTATTATCCAATGTCTTACGATAAGTTTATAACTGTATATTTGGGAGAAGGAAGAGATTTACCCTTTTACAGAAACTGGGCTGATGTAATTAATTTGTGTTTTCCTATTCTTGAAAAAGAAGGAATTAAAATAATTTTACTTAATTCAAATATAAAACATAAATTTAATAATTGTATTAATTTTGAAAATGCATTAGATCATAGTTCTTTGTCTTATATAATTAAAAATTCCCTTCTTCACGTTTCTGAGAATGGAATAGATCTAGAAATTGCTTCAATGCATGATAAAAATATTGTTTACATAGACACAGAAAACAATAATAATTATCCATATTGGAATAAAGAATCAAGCTATGACCGTTTTAGTGGCGACATAAACAAAATTAAACCAGAAGAAATTTCAAAATCTATATTTAATTTTTTAAATTTAAAATTCAAAATTAATTTTGAAACAGTATTCATTGGAGACAATTATCAAAATAAAAGTATACAGTTTGTCCCCGACCAACAAGCAGATATTGATGCCGATAGCGGAAACGTGATTCTTGTAAGAATGGATAAATATTTTAATGAACAAAATTTAGCAAAACAATTGTCTAAATTTAAATGCGTTATTGTAACTAATAAAAGAATTAATTTAAATTTATTAAATCAGTTTAAACAAAACGTACACCACATGGCGTTTTTTCTAGAGAAGAATGATGATCCAGATTTTATTGATGAAATTCAAAGCATGGGCATTCAATACAACATAATGACTTATTTAAGCGAAGAGGAAACAAATTTAAAAAAGATTAATTATTTAGATAACGATATTATAAATAATATTAAAATTCCCAAAAAAGAAGACATAGAAGAATTAAAAGATTTAGATATAGATTCTCTATATTACATTTCTAATGGTCCAGTTTTATCAAATTTTAAAGTTTATAAAAGTATATGTGATTATGAAAACAGAAACGATGTTGAAAATCCACAGCAACCAACACAAATAAAACAAAACGAAGATTTCTGGAAAGAAGTTCAAAACTTTCACATATTAAAAATGCTTGACACTAATTCAAATTAGTGTTTTAATTAAATTATGAGTTCCAAAAAGAATAAAATTACGCGTGACACAGATGGTCTTATTAAAGGTATAGATTACGTTTTCAACGAAGATGGCCTAATTGATTGGCGCAAGATGATTAAAACAGAACACCTTGTTCCAAACAAAGACCGTACAAGCGAAACTGACGTAACCAAACTTAAAGATAACCAATTAATTATTCTTCTTGGGGGGATCAAAGATCTAGCTCAAATTAGAGGGTATACAGACGTTAAGTACGATGTGGTATCTCCTTCACCAAATTATGTGATAGCTACTTGTAGTATTACTTGGAAACCAAATTATGAAACAGAAGGAGAAGAGGTAACTTTTTCATCTATTGGTGACGCGTCTCACGAAAACACAAAAAGCTTTGCAAAACTATATCTTGGACCAATTGCTGAGAATAGAGCTTTTGTGCGCTGCGTTAGAAACTTTCTTAAAATTAACATTGTTAGCGCGGAAGAACTTGGAGATACAAAATTTGTTCCAGAGACCTCATCAGAAAACAAGTCAGATCCTTATAATGTTTTAGAAAACGTTATGAAAGACAAGGGTGTTACTTTTGAGCAAATCAAAAAGAAACTCATTAAAGAAAAATATGAAGATGCAGAAAAACTAACTTCAGTTTCTGATTTGCCTAAATTTAAAATGTTTGAGCTTGTTGAAAGATTGAAAAAGGTTAATAAAGCTTAGGGTGGTATTTTACTGTTTGTAAATTGTTTGAAGTTTTTTTAGACAATTTTAAATCTCCGGGGATTGGCCTTATATAAGCCTTTACTTTAAAAACTCCTTGAGCAGTATAATTTCCATGAGAGTCAGAATAGTCTGAAGTGGGAGCTTCTGTGACTCCACCGAAATCATTAAATGAATCTGGATTTATATCTATATTACTATTGATATTTGTATGTTGAGCTAATCTAAATTTAATTGTATCGTTGCCCCTAGCAAAAAACATAAGTGTTCCACAGTGTCTTTCAAAGTCATTTAAATTATCATCATAAGCCTCTCTTAATCCATAAGGATTAAAATAAGTTGACGCAGATCCACCGAAACCAGCAGCTTTCTTTGAATTAATATCAGAATAATCGTCAGCTAATTGAGAGTTATCATAATCAAAAACTAAAGATGAGGCTGGATTAAATAATTCCTGAATTACTCCTGCATTATTCCATCTTTCTACTAGCCATATGTCAGAAAGTCCGCATTGAAAAAATGACCTTCTTGCGCTAGAAGTTTGTAATGCGTATTGTATTCTTATTAAATATACACAATTCGAATTGCAGCTTATAGATTGTGTTTTTGTTATTATTTGATATGGCCACCTATCAGTTTTAGCAGTTCTTGTTGCTGCCTGTGTTATGTCTTGAGAGGCCCATCCCGGTGTTGGAGCGCTATCTGGATCTACGCCATCTATTGTTATTGTTGCGTCCAACGAACAATCTGGACAAGTGTCATTGGCCATGCATGTAGTACAACTCGTTAAAAGAGCGTCGTAAGTGCCTCCTTCGCTTGGGTCAGATATTATGTATGAATGTTGGGCCATAATATATATTAATCTATAAAATCCGAAGCGTAAATATAAATTCCCTTGTATGTGGGTTGATCGCTAGTATTTTCAACACAAACTCCAAAATGTTTTCTTGAAAATTGAATTGTTGTACTTTCGTTTCCTGCCGTGTGTGCCGCGTCTCCAAGCTGAATTTCCATAGTTCCATTGGTGCTGGTTGTATAATTAGATGGGTCTCCATTTACAGTTCCCCAACTACTTCCGGTTATTATTGATTCGCCAGCGTCTCCCGGCGTAGGTTCGCCTTTAGAACCAACACCTCCTTTTTCTCCTTTAGCTCCATCAAAGCCTTGTTGACCCTTGTTTCCGACTTCTCCCTTCGGGCCTGTACCTCCAGTTAATCCCGTTTCTCCCGCTGGCCCTTCTCCACCTTTCTCTCCTTTCTCTCCTTGGTCTCCGGGGTCTCCATTTAAAGGTTCGCCCTCGCCCCCTTTTTCTCCAGAACTACCTTTCTCTCCTTTAGAACCTTCGAAACCTGCAGCGCTATCACCCTGATCTCCTTTTGCTCCTTGTGTTCCCTCACTGTCTCTATGTATTTCATTACTATATGTATATTTAGAACAATTAAAACTATAAGGTGGAATTTGTTGTCCAGAAGGAATTAAAAAGCTAGTTTCAAAAGGTATATAAGGATTTGGAAAATAATCATGATATGGTATTAGCGTCCCTCGTGTACTATAATTTATTTTCTGTCTTCCTTCTGAATTTAAATCTATAAACTCCCAGATATCTGGGCTTTCTTTTTGCGTGGCTAAGATAATATCTCCCTTATTATATTCAGGGCAAATTCTTTCATTTTGCGCATTATCAACCAATAACTCTGCTGGTTTATAAACTTTAACCCAGCTATTATTTGGATAATCCACAAAAGAACACACTATATATTCTGAAGTGTTTGAATAATATTGTTCTAAATTGTTATATTCTGTATCCCAATCGAGATACGAAGCATACGGTTCGGTATCTTTCCAACTCGGATCACTTTGCCAAGTTTGTTCTCCTCCTCCATTAAAATTCATTAATGGAGGTATAGGGCCATAATTTCCATCCTCATCTCTTCCATAAGAACCATAAAGGGTTGGATCTGTTAAGTTTCCTATAAAGGGCTGAGTCATGGAAGATAACTCGTTCCATTTTACAGCGTTTGCTAAATGATATGCCAATCCTCTGTTTTCAATATAAAATCCTCCTTCGTAATAATTCCCTCCCCAAATTTGATCTGCTAAAAGCATTTTTTGATCATTGTCTAAATCGGTTCCATCATCGCAATAATTTATATAAATAGAAGTTTCTACTCCTTCAACATTAAATAATGGATCCCAAACTATTCCAGTTTCGCTAGTTAAATTAATTCCTGTTGAATTTGTAGCTGGAGCAGAGGTTAATTCTGAATTTCCTTTTTGTCTTGAAGTAATTTCGTGAGTGTACGAACAATCATCAGCGTATGGTGCAGATGTGTGTGTGTTTGTATATATAAGTGGATTTGTAAATGTACCGGGCGCATTTGAACTTGATCTATTTTGATACCAACTATCAGTAAATTCTACATACATGTTAGATGCGCTATAAGTAGTCCAAGTCCAAGATGTGATACCAATATCTCTGGGTTGATTCCAGTATCCTATTTCTGGTAATGGCGGATAAATGTAATTTTTTGAATCGTAATAATCAGTATAAGAGGGAAGTGTTTTTGCTCTATTTTTTCTGCTATATAACCAAGCCTCTTTGTATATAAGAGTCCAACTAGAAGAGTCTGTATACAAAGGTCCGTTTGTAATTATTGATCCAGCATCTGCAAAAATAGTATCATCATCACCATCGCCCCCTATCGCAAAAGCTTCTAAACCTCCTTGCGCACCGGGTCTTCCGACAGGCCAAAATCTTAATACATCAATATCTGCGATGTTATAACCTTCAATAAGACCCTTACCAAATAAATTTCTTTGTCCAAAATAAACTCCTTGAGTGTTTGGAACGGGTCCGGTTATTGGTGGAGGATTAGACATGGACCAAGCTGAAGAATCATATCCATAACTTTGTATAGTGTCGTATGTCCAAGCTGGAATGGTTTCATTAACATTAATTTTTTTTGAAAAAAAGTGTCTTGTTAAATATCCAGCCTTGGTTTGTGGATGATCCCAAAAAAATACAGTTGAAGTTTCTGCCCAACTTGGCCTTTGAGGATCGTAATGTTCCTCGATCCTCATTCTGTAAATTCTATTATTTGAAAGTGTGTGAGCCATGTTTATGATGTTGGATCTGAGGCAAAAACATAAACATATTTATAAGTTCCGTTTTGACAAACTCCAATTAATCTTGGTCCAAATTTTGTTCCGCCAATCAATATACTTTGCTGTGTGTCGTTCCAGTCAAGACCCTCACCTTTTGATCCTTTTTCTCCGGGTTCTCCTTTACTGCCGGTGTTTCCGGTAGCTCCTGTATCGCCCTGATCTCCTTGAGATCCATCACTTCCGATTTCTCCTTTTGGTCCAGTGCCGCCAGTTGATCCGACTCCGCCTTTTGGACCTTCATCTCCCCCTTCTCCTTTTTCTCCGGGTTGACCTTTGCTTCCTTGGGAACCAACCGCCCCTTTTTCTCCTACGTCTCCTTTTTCTCCTACGTCTCCTTTTTCTCCAGCGGAACCTGTTCCGCTATTGCCTTTTTCTCCTTTTTCTCCAGCAGGACCAGTGCTACTTTGTGTTTCTGTTTTGTATTTTTGACAACTTAAAGTTTTTAACTCTACAGTTTTGGCTCCATCTATTAAAACATACTCTCCATTCATATCTGGACCTATTGCTGAAACAAAATCGCCAATTGAAAACGTGGATGGACACCATTCTTGAGTGTCACTGTTTGTAATTTGTAAATTGCTAGGAAGATTTATTCTAACTGATGATCCAATTCTTTGTCCGGCATTTACTGGAAAACCTTCAAAAAAAGTATTTCCAATTAACGTTAATTGAAAACGTGGTAAACCTGTTACTGTATAAGCCATATTATTTTATTCCTGTTATATATTCTACTAAAGAAAATCCTTGCCCCGTTACTTCTAATTTTGCAATTACTGGATCTGAATCATAAAGAGGTTCAAAATCTACTTGTATATATAAACTCGTAGTTGTTGAGGGTAATAACTCATGTCCTCCACTAAAGTTAGAATCAGAATAAACAGAAGTATCTGTTAATGGTGCACCAGACAATGAATTTCCACTAAATGAATATATATCACTTTGAGTAATGCCAGTACTCAAATCCCAAGTTTCAAAAAATGGCTTATTGTACTCATAAGGAATAGGTTTTATTTGAGCGTTTCCAGAACCTTGATTGCCTGAAATAAATGCCAACATTTCTTCCGGACCCTTATAATCTTGGCCAAACATTGAAACTTCAATTCCATTTATATTGCCAGTTCCCCTTTCTGGCCCCGGAGATGGATAAGTCCATTCGGATAAAATATTTCCAATAAATCCAGACCCTCCTGCTCCTGTAACGTACAACCAAGCATCTCCAGTAAAAAACCCACTACCGCTATCAATAATATTTATATCACCTTTATATCCACTTCTGTGCCCTGTTCCTCCATCGTAATAACTTAACTCTACTCCAATTGGCTTATCTTGTTCTAAACCGCTTTCCATCACACTGTATAATAAACTATAAGTATTTGACCTTTTAGTTTTTGGATAAGATCTATATGTGTTTATTGGATTTGCAATAGTTGTTAAATTTTTTGTAACAACTTGTCCATCAGAAGGATTATATCCAGTAAATTTGATCTGTTCATCTACTTCTCCAAAATCTGTTTCTAACAATAAAGTTAATTCGTAATTTTTGGTTGCATATAAAGTAGTGTTTGCGCTTGGTTCAAAAATGTAAGAACCCGTTTTATTTCCGGGATTCAAATCTGTAGAACTAATATCAAACATTTGATGATTTAAACCATCTAATTCTAAAGAATAAACTTTATGTTCTACGCTTTTTTCAAAAGATCCCGTATATGTTCCGGATATATCAATATACATCGGTGAAGAAAATGTTATAGATGGCTTCTTAATAGAAATTGACGCTTCAGATTCTATACTTACTTCACTAGAAGTTTCATAAAAAAATCTTTTAAATCTAAAATATTCTTGAGTTCCAGATAAAGAAACAGGATCTTGGTTTATGTAATAGTGATGGCCCCTAGAAAATATATCTCCAGAAACAACAACCTCTCTGTTGGGAAAATAAGAGTATACATAATTACCATTAAAATCTCTTACTTCTCCTGAGATAAATTCAAATTTGATTATTTGGCCTTCTCCATTTGATCCAGAGCCAGAAAATCCAAAAGAGCCTGAGCCATAAATAGAGTTTAAGGATATTGGAACGTTAAAACTTAAAGTATCAACTTCAGGCAAAGAAATAAAATTGTGTCCAGAAAATATCATTGTCCAAGTATTGTTGTATAGTGAAATTGATTATGTAATCTTGATTGTAAATAGTCCATAGATGGAGGTGTAGATGGTGCATCTGCATAATTTAAATTCATAGATATACCTTCTGGTCCAAAATTAATATTCCAATCTTTTATATCTTTAGAATTTAAGGATTTATCTAAATTTGATGGTATTCCGTCTATTTGCAAGCTAATAGATCTTGGCAAACCATTTACAGAAGAACCCTCGGTAAATGAACTAAATATTGCCGAAGCACTATCAAAAGTACTTCCCAAAGTTGTGTTAATTGTTTGGGGGGTAATGTAATTTGAGTTACTTGATTTGGGGTCGAAAATTTCCGCAGTAGCGTCAATGTCATTTATATTTAATTTTGCAAAATTATTAGTGTGCAATCCATGTGCTCCATTAATAATGTTTATTGATCGAGAAATCTCTGTTGATTTATTTCTTACATATTGCGTAATTATATTGCTTCTATATCCAGTATTAGATATCCAAGGCCCTCCGACTATTAAAGTTCCTATTCCTTGCAAGTTAACTGAAATTCCATATCTTTTTCTTTGGCAAACTTCTCCAGTTGGTAATCGTTCAGTTGAACATTGGGATGTTGTAATACCGTCAAACGCGCGCTCAATTGTGGCGTCGGTGCAAGGTGTTGCTCCACACGGGCTCGTTTTTGTTTTTCCTGCTATTCTTACTGTCATATACGGAACACAGTTTTCGTCGTCGTATCCAGAATTAAAATAATCGCCCAAAAAATCTTGCGACCACTTAGAGGGTTTCCACTCTTCATTTGAGATTGAGCCAACGTAATTACCTCTTGGAACAAAAGCTAAAACCGTTTGTGAACTAATCTGGTTACCATAGAAACCTCCGTTGACTGCTTCCTGCACTGGAGCCGTTATATCCATTAGCGCTATACTAGTATCAGCCGAAAACTTATCCATATCTAAGTTATTAAATTCCCAAGATTCTTCTCCTTTAAATCCCCAAAAACCATATCCCTCCACTTCGTACCATTGAGGTTGAGGTTCTTGAGTTATGTTTTTTACATTACAAGAAGTAGCTTCTGGAGTGTTTATCATGACTGACATTGGGTCAAATATGGCTTCATAATATGGACCCCACGCCCCTAAACTTGATAATTCTTGAACTTCGTAATCTTCTTTTAATCTGTCATTTAAATTTACTGCATAAAGGTTAAATCCATTTTGTAATTGTGGATTATTTCTAATAAATTGTCTTACTTCTTCTTGTGCTAAACCAATAAAATTAGAAAATCTATCTACACTTGTTCCTCCGGGGGTGTTGCTGATTAAATCGGGGTCTATTGTAGAGCTTTGATCCCATAGATGAGATACATTTGTCCAACCAATTCTTTCATATTGTGCTGCTTCATAACAATAACGACTTCTTAAGGATGGAGAAACTTTTCCAAGTATTGCTGCCCTATCTATATAAAAAATATTTGGTAATCCAGATGGCCCCCTAAAGGCTGGAGAATTAATAAATGATGTAGCACATTCTAAATTTTGTTCTGAAACTCCTCCTCTTCCGGGTCTCATTTCTCTTACTGAAAAAAAGTTTGCGAAAGTTCCTTCCAAAGATTCAGATTCATTAAAACTATTTATTGTGATATTTTCGTCATTTTTTAATTCTTCTATTATAGAATCATCAATACTCTTAGAGTTGAGAGAAAATATTTCTATTTTATCATTTGATGAATCATAATAAAAAGACATTCCCGCGTCTGAACATAAAGAATTTAATACCTCTCTAATTGTTCCAGTATAATTTCTTCCAGATAAAATCGGTGGAAGGCTCGAAAAAGATATACCACTTATTGAAGAAAAAGCATTTATCGCTGCGGAAAAATGAGAACCAAAATATTCAACATCTGGTATTTCGCACTTATTAGAAGTATATTTTTCTCTTCCTATTATAAAAACATTATTAATTAATTTAACTCCCGTTACTTCAGTATTGGCGATATCTCTTTCAACAGACACCGTCGTTTCTGTTGATTGTCCATCAGAAAGAGGGTCTTGTCTACGAACTTTTATATTTGAAATACTTGTTTTTTGAGTTGCTACATTACCATGCCTGTTAACCAACCCTATTCCATATTGATCTAAAATTAAAGACTTGTCAACCATTGTAATGGATAAACTTTTATCTTGAACGCTCGTTGATATCTCTTTTGAAAGAATGTATCCTCTAAATACTATTTTATTTCCAATTTTTACAACATAAACATTATCAAAATTAGGAGCAGGAACAGACGCATAATTACCGTCTTCAGATATGGCTTGTATAGACAGCGATGAAGGTCCAGAGCTATATGATTGACTAAAGCTCATATTAAATATAAAAGCATCGCCTATTTTTCCGGCTTCTCCGTCGTCAAAATATACTTTTTCTATATTGTTAAATTTATGGCTCATGAATTAAAAAATCCTGTTTTTCCATTATATATTATACTGTCATTTTCTTGATATTTATCAAAAGGATTGTAAGTTGTGTCACTAATTCCATTTGGTACGCTACCAGCAAGACTGCCACCCCATGTTCCTTGGTAATTTTCTCCGCCTTCTCCGTATTTATTTATTCTAGCATTATTTAGAACGCTAAAGTTTGCAGTTTTTATATAATCTACATCTCTCTGTTGTCTTACTCCACTTACCCAAACTATTTCATCCATTAAATTTTTATCAGTTGTTATGTGATATTTAAAATCTCCATTTTCTGAATTTCCGACAGAGTTATAGTTTGAGTTTGTATCAAAAGATTGAACCCACGACAATACCCCCTTATTTAATCCAGCCGTGTATACCGCAGCTATAGTACTACTAAAGTATACATAGTCTATTCCATAAATTAACTTTGTTCCGCCTATAAACATATCCCTTCCGTCAAGATACGTTGCCGCGTTTATTAAAAAAGAACTTCCTTGATTTCCATTATGCATATAAAATGCATCTTCTCCATCTTCATATCCGCCAACTATATTAGGTAACGTGCATTCTTCATAAGTTAAAAAGTCGCTTTTATCATATCTATCGTTTGAATAAATATACTTAAAATCAAGCAATGTATAATCCGCAAATCCTGTGCCTTCTGTATTTGTAGAATTAACTTCTTCCAAAGTTCCAGACCTTTGTAATAAACCATTTCTGTAGAGATTAAGATATTTTCCAGAGATTCCAGACTTTAATACAAATGATCCAGATAAACCATTCCAATTTGCAATTTTGTTTAAATTTTTATTAGCATCTACCGAAGCTCTAACTTCATATTTGCTTGAACTTGTTTTTGAAATTAAGTGTCTTGTTGAATCAACATATAAAGACCCACTCGCTGGTAAAGTAAAATTATCTTTATTTTTTATAAATTGTATTTTTTTATTAAAAAAGTTTTGAGATATTGTATTGTCAAAAGTTTTTATCTCATTACTAACATAGCTTTCATAAGAATAAATAGTTTCTGGAGTAGTGGTATATGTTATTACGTCTCCATAAATGTCTCCTATTACTTCTGCATTTTTATAAACTTCGACTCCATCAATTGTATGACTCAATGTTTTTTCATAACCAACAACTCCCTGACCTACTACTCCTTGAGTTATGGAAGCCCCAGTAGAATTAACGGTTGAAGATATTTGTCTTTGTTTTACTTGTGATTTTTCGTAATCGCTTATGAATAAAAAGTCTGCGAACTCTTGCTCTTTTCTTCCTTTCAACGACGGACTAAATAACATAAAGTGATTCATTGTTCCATCAAATTGTCTAATATGATTTCCCGGCGCGCTATCATTAAGATATTCTTTGAATCCTCCCAAAGTCCAAGTTAAAGAAGGTGTTAGTTCTTTAGTAACGAAAGATTCATAATAATCTTCTTTTGGGGAATGTTTATTTATTGTTAGATTTTTGCCTTCGCTATGAAAAGATACGCTTATTAAATCTCTATTAGAGGCTTCTTTGGATAACGTGTGAATATACTGTTCTCCATCCGTTGAACAATACCTTACAAAAGGTTTATTGTACCCATTTAATCCTACATAAAATCCAGATGTATCACCTGAATTTTTCATAGAAGATAAAAGAATTTTACTTTGTCCAGTTAAATTTTGTTGGTTTGTAATATTTACGTCTAAAAAAACAGTCCAATTATTATAATTTACATCGTCTGAAATTTGAACCATTTCATTGTGATCAAAATTTCCAGAAAAAGGAGAAGTTGTTTCTTTGATTACAAAATCTTTTATGTAAAAATCATCATTTGATCCTGCTGTAAAACTAATACCAGAACCATTATGAGCGTAAAGGGTCATATAATCTCCCTTTGCTTCAAAATCTAAAGAAAATTCCACCCATTGTGCTGTACTTGGTTTATCTACAAAAAGACCATACCAACCGTCCATGTGATATATTAAAACTTTTTGTATGTTAGAAGCTAGTGGGTCTATGAAAACCTTCCCTGTGATATTGTATTTTTTGCCAATAGTCATGCCCAAACTATATCTTCTTGTAAAGTGATACCCCGATCCCACACACCCCTTTTTTAAAACTTGGCCTGATCCAGTGACCGGATCAGTAACACTTACTCCACTA